AGGGTATAAAATTTAATGTTTTAGTTATGTTGGATGGTCCAATTGGTGTTACAACAGGTACTTGTTTTTTTACAGAAAACGAGTTAGATATTCATGTGGGGTTTAGACCAAATAGAGCAGTTTTATTCCCTTCTGATCATATGCATTGTGCACACAAAAGTGATTTACAAATTTTAAAAAGATACACTGCAACTTTGTTTATACAAGAATATGAGTTTTAAAATGAAAGATCATTTAGAAGCAGTTGTTGAATTAAAAAACATTATAAATAAAGAATTTATAGATAGATTGACAACTTTTATAAAACATAAAGCTAAAAAAAATATGGATACAAAAGGTGGATTAAATAAACAAATAAGAAACGTAAAAGGTTATCATTTAAATATTAAAAAATATCCTACAGACCTTTTTTATTGGAATTTTATAAAACAAGAAATAGAAAGACTCTATAGTTTTTACAAAATTAAATTTCCAAAAATTCATAGTTATAAATTAAATCAAATAGATTTATTGAAGTATGGCGCTGGTGGAAAGTATAATTTCCACACAGATAGTTCTACAGGTTTGCATAGAAATTTAAGTATTATAATTAACTTAAATAATGATTATGAAGGGGGAGATTTAATTTTTGCAGATCAAAAAGAAAAAGAAATTAAAAGATTAAAACTCGATAAAGGTTCTATTGTATTTTTTCCAAGTAATTTTATGTATCCACATTGTATAGAACCCATTACAAAAGGAACAAGGTATAGTATAGTTGCATGGCTAGAATAATTAAAAAATTTTTTAATAAAGAAGAATTAAGTATTCTTCAAAAATATTGTCTTAATAAATTAGATTTAAATAAAGACTATCAATTAGATGGTCAATCTTTTTCTCCCGCATGGTATGAAGATCCATTAATGACTTCTTTTTTGGATATTAAATTACCTCTAGTAGAAAAAAAATCTAACTTAAATCTAATTCCAACTTATGCATATTGGAGATATTATATATTTGGCGCAAATTTAAAACAACATCTAGACAGACCTTCGTGTGAAATATCTATTACTGCATGTATTAAAAAATATGATAACTGGCCTATTGTTGTTGAAAATAAAGAATTTGAATTAAATGAAGGAGATGCTATTTTGTATAACGGAGTTTTTGAAAAACATTGGAGACCAGGTGTATATAATGGTGGTGGTATGGCTCAAGTTTTTTTTCATTACGTAGATAAAAACGGACATTTTTCACATCATGGATATGACAATTATTTTAAAATAACAAAAAACACAAAATCGGAAGGAGATTTACAGTGGATCAAAAAACAGTTAATATAGATAATTTTATAGGTGTATATGATAATTACATACCTGAACAAGAATGCAATAAAGCTATTAAACTTTATGAAGAACAAGATAAATTTAATCAGACCGTAAATAGAATAGCTTTTGAAAAAGCGTCTATATTAAAGAAACAAGATCAACAATTTTTTGCAGGAAAAAATAATGTAGATTTATGGTGGGACTCATTTAAACCAATGCTGGTAAATTTTGATTTAGCTTGGAATCATTATGTTAATAACACAGGAGCTGACCATGCTTATTCAGATAAACCTTTTCATTTTACTTGTATAAAAATTCAAAAAACTTTACCTACAGAAGGCTATCATGTTTGGCATATTGAACATGGTCAAGGTTTTGATATGGAACCAAGAGCTTTTGTATTTTCTATATATTTAAATGATGTTGAAGAAGGTGGTGAAACAGAATTTCTACATTTTTCAAAAAGAGTAAAACCCAAAAAAGGTAGAATAGTTATTTGGCCTGCAGGGTTTCCATACTTACACAGAGGTAATCCACCGCTATCGGGTGAAAAATATATTTTAACTTCTTGGATGTTGTTGAGATAATTTAATGAATAAATATTTAAAATGTATAAATTATCTAATAAGTAAAAAAACTTTAAAATTTCAACATTTACTAAATGTATATAATCTTTTAAGAAAATGGAATTGTGATGAAGACACATGTTTTGCAGGTTTATTTCATAGTATTTACTTAGATAAAATTGAAACCGATAGAAATATAATTAAAAAATTAATAGGTGAAAAAGCAGAGAAATTAATATTATCTCAACAAGAAAATGTAATTTATATGGCTGTTATAATGTCTAATGATTATATTAATGTGATTGATAATATTTTTGATAGAAAAGACGTATTAGAAAGTTATTTCTATTTTAGAGACATTGTAAAATGGAGTTTTATAGGTTCTGGCAGTAATGATGAAAAATGGAGAAAATTTAATTATAAATTAAATTTCTCTAATAAAATAGAAAAAAAATATAAATTACAAACAAATAATATATTAAAAAATTTAAATCTAAATAAATTTTTAAAACTTTCTAGGGTCTATGCTAGCGCTAATCCTTATGGTACTGTGCATGAATCTCATACTGACACCGATCAAGGAATTACTGTTATGTATTATTTAAATGAATCTTGGAATATAGAAAATGCAGGAGAAACAGTCTTTCATAAAGACGGAGATATTATTCGTAGTGTCATACCAAAACCAGGACGTGTCGTTGTTTTTGACGGAAGTATAGAACATTGCGCTAGAGATGTTAGAAGAGATTATAATGATCTTAGAATGGTATTAACTTTTAAATATGAAATTACTAAGTTTTAATAATATACATAATAGTTAAATAAGGTTGTATAACTGACGTTGCATCTCCACTAAAGTTCGCACTCATATTGTGAGAATGACCATTACCTGAACCTGCATTACCCATGTTACCGGGAGATGCTCCACTTCTAATATAGCTACCGTAGTTATCATTTGAATATACTCCTGGATCACCACCTTTAGCTCCACTATGAGTATGAGAAGCAAGTTGCGGGGTTGATAAAGTTGCATTAGCTGTTGAACCTGAAACGTTTCCAGTTGCAGCCACAGTATTAGCACCGCCTGTTGATCCTACAGTTTTATTATTAGATTTACCAACAGGTATATTGTCAGCTAAATTTGGTATGTTAAAAGTAGAAGAACCATCTCCTGCTCCATAAGTTGTACCTACGACTGCGAATAAAGCTGAGTAAGTTGATCTTGATACAGCTGCACCATCACATTCTAAATATCCTGTTGGTATAGAAGAATCTGACCAAGGTATAATAGTTGCTGTAGGGATACCTTCAATATCAGTTAAATTAGCTCCGTCGAAATCATATTTTGTTGCTTCGTAATTTGACATAATTTATCCTAAGTTTTTATAATATATATTACAGTTAAGTATGGTTGTAAAACTGAAGTTGCATCACCACTAAAATTTGCACTCATGTTATGAGAGTGTGCATTACCACTACCAGCATTACCTGAATTTGTTGACTGATCACCAGCAGGTGCATTAAAGTATGGATTATTCGCCTGATTGTGTTGTCTCGATGCATAATTGTAATTTACACCTCCAGGGTGACTATGGGAAGCAAGTTGTGGAGTTGATAAAGATGCATTAGCTGTTGAACCTGCAACGTTTCCAGTTTTAGCTACAGTATTAGCACCACCTGTTGATCCTACAGCTTTATTATTAGAGTGACCCACTGCAACATTGTCAGCTAAATTTGGTACATTAAAAGTAGATGAACCATCTCCTACTCCATAAGTTGTACCTACGACTGCGAATAAAGCTGAGTAAGTACTTCTTGAAACTGCAGAACCATCACACTCTAAAAACCCTGTTGGCACTGAAGAAGAAGACCATGGCACTATAGTTGCTGTAGGAATTCCTTCAACACCTGTAAGGTTTGCTCCATCAAAATCGTATTTAGTTGCTTCGTAATTTGACATAATTTATCCTAAGTTTTAATAATATACATAATAGTTAAATAAGGTTGTACAACTGATGTTGCATCACCTACAAAATTAGCGCTCATGTTATGAGAGTGACCATCACCTGAACCTGCACTACCACTGTTTGAATTACCTGAAGCACCAGCTTGTAAATTCCACGCTGCTGATGGACCATTGAAGTGTCTACCAGGACCAGAAGCAATTGCATCCGGGTGACTATGGGAAGCAAGTTGTGAGGTTGATAAAGTTGCATTGGCTGTTGATCCACCAACATTTCCTGTTGATTCGACTGTTTCTGCACCACCTGTTGATGCTAAAGCTTTATTGTTAGATTTACTTACACAACATTTATCAGCTAAATCAGGAAGAGCAAAAGTAGAAGAACCATCTCCGGCTCCATAAGTTGTTCCTACAATTGCAAATAAAGCTGAATAAGTTGATCTTGAAACTGTTGCACCATTACATTCTAAAAATCCTGATGGGACAGAAGCAGTAGTCCATGGAACTATAGTTGCTGTAGGAATACCTTCAATACCAGCAAGGCTTGCACCTGAATAATCATATTTAGTCGCTTCGTAATTTGCCATTTTTTTCTCCTACGAAGAATATGATGTAGGTCTTGCGCCTAGTCTAGCAATTTTCTCCGCTTCTGTTTCATCTCTAAAAATTTCTGATCCTTCTGCATCAGTTCCATCTTGAATTTGTAAAGTATCATTATCCCATTCTAATTGTAATTGAGCTAAGTGAGCTGCATCCCATCTATTACTAAATTGACTAACGTCCCCTAGGTTTGCATCTGCATAACTACAATGAGGAGTTTCGTCTCTATGTTCTACTTCATCAGAAGTGTTAGAAGTACCATATTGAATAGCCCAAATATTTGCAAATTTAGAATCACTCCAAAAAGCATCATCATCAATTTTGTAGCCGATGCCTTCTTCAGCACCTTCTGCATAATTTTTAACTACTAATTTATCATCGAATATTACTGTCCAGTTTGCGTTAGTTGCCATATTATTTCTCCGTGTAAGTCCATCCTGTTGTAGCATCTCCAGAATATACTAATCCAAAAGCTGCACCCTGTGTGTTAATTACAAGATCAGATGCTGCGTTAGCTATATTAGAAGAGTTTCTACCAACAGTTAGTGCGTTAGTTTGAAAATCATATCCTTGATCTACAAAATTTACTTGATCACCTAAAGCTGGTGACGCTGGTAGAGTTATTGTAAACGCTCCACCATTTGTGTTAGCTAAAATTTGAGCACCCGCTTGAACTGTTTCAGCTGCAGTAATTGCTCTCCATTTTTTAAGTTCACCTGCTTTTACAACATTAGTTCCATCAGAATATAATGTGTAAGAATGTCCTTCACATAAAAGTACACCTGTTCCAGATGAAGTTTTAAAAGTTAAAGTATAACCAGCGTGATTACATGTATTATGAACAGTATAAGTTTTTTCTACTGAATCAGGAATAGTAACATTTACGTTTGCTTCAAGTGTTCCTGTTAATTTAATTACTTGATCTTTACCGTTTGATACAGCACCATTGGTAAATGTTAAAGATCTAGATGCATCAGTTACATTGAATGCACCATAACCACCAATTGCTTGCTCAAGAATTAATAAATTAGTATTAGTAATTTGTCCCCAAGTTCCTGAGTTTTCACCTGTTGTTTGAACAGTTAGTTTTAAATTTGCCGAAGTTGAGTTTGCCATATTTTAAATTCCTTATTTGTGTTTACTTTACTAAAAATTTGAGTTTGTGTCAAACTCATTATGCAGCTACTTCTACCCATCCTGGAGGATTTACTGGGGCTGTTCCAGTATCTATTGGATTCCAAATTATATTTTTATTAGTTCCTAAAGCCATTGTCAAGTCTAAGCCTGTTAATATAGCCAATGAATCTGGTGCTGTTGCAGTTCCTTCCTGCATAGTTAAATCAAAACCAGTTAAATTTACTAAAGTATTAGCATCTAAAACAGCTGTACCAAGAGCAGTTGTCATAGGTAAGGCTGTTGCAGTAACGTTAGCATCTCCAGTAACTGTTGGAGCATTTTCTTGCATAGTCATTGCTTGACCAGTTATAGATGCATCTGCATTAGCAGTTACATCAACACTACCTTCGACTATCGACAATAATTCACCGGTAACATCTACTAAAGTATTTGCGTCTAAAGTTGCAGTTCCTAATGTTGAAGTTAAAGCTTGACCTGTAATATTAACATCTGCGTTTGCAGTTACAGTAACAGAACCTAAATTAGAAGATAAAGCTTGACCAGTTAGATTTTGATTAACATCACCATTAATTGAAACGCTATTTAATGATAGCGGTAAATTAGTTCCTACAAGAATTCCACCTGTTGTAGCTTCTATTCCAACAGGAATATTAAATGTAGCTGGACTTAATGTTGAAAAAGGTGCTTCACCAAAAGCTGTTAATGTATCATTAGTAGGATTACTCTCTTGTAAAGTTAATTCAAAACCTGTTACATCAATCTCTTGATTAGATGATTGTGTAAGTGTTCCTTCTACTGCTGTTAAAGCTTGACCAGTTATACCAACATTTACTAATGAAGAACCATCCGCTGTTCCGACAGCAGAAACTAAAGTTGTTCCTGTAATAGGAACATTAGCATCTCCAGCGTTAACAGGAGAATTTTCTTGAGTTGTTAACTCAATACCTGATGGATATACAATTACACTAGATTCTTCTGCACCAAAAGGTGTCTCTGAATATGCACTAATTCCTAGGGCCATGAATTAGGCTCCTGTTTTTTGTTCTTCTTTTTCTTCTTTAGGTAATTCTGATTGTAATAAATCAGAATAATGTTTTTGTAGAACTTCTAAATCATTAAATTCTAAACTTACATTTTGTTTTTTAGCAACTATATTTTGAAGCTTTGATAAATACATCTTACCTTGACCAGATAATTTTTCACTATCATATTCTTTTTTGTTAAAGTTAAAAATCATTAAATTCCCCAGCCACCTGTAACATAACCAGCGTCGTTATTAAAACCAGAGTTATTAATATTTCCTTTAGTTAATTTTTTTTGATTATTAGAAGCATCAACTACAACAAAAAAATCACCATCTCCATCTGAAGTAGAGGTTGTAAGTTCTGATAGGTCTACATCTATTTGATCTGCTTGAATATCAATTAAGTTTCCGGCTCCAACGTTTAAAGTAACATCACCAGATGATCCTCCACCTGTTAAACCAGAACCTGCTGTAACAGCAGTTATATCCCCAACTGTAGGAGTTTGGAAGGTTGGAGGTGCTCCTGCTCCTGCTGAAGTTAAAACTTGACCAGCATTTCCTGTTGCTACTGCTACAGGATTTCCTGAAGCGTCATAAGAAATAATATTACCATCTGTACCTGATGCCATTTTTGCTAAAGAAACAGCATTGTCAGAAATGTGGGCTGTGTCTATTGAACCGTCAACGTATTGATTGCTGTCCACACTGTTCGCTGCCATTTTAGCAAGCGTCACATTAGAATCTGCTATCTTGGCTGTTGTTACATTAGAATCAGTAATTTTTGCAGTCGTAACTGCATTATCTTGTAATTCGGCTGTGGCTACACCAGCATCTTTAATTGTTATTGCCCCAGAACTAGCAGCAAAGTTATCTGAACTAAATGATGCTGCTCCTTTGGCAGACGTAGAAGCGTCAGCTAAATTTAGTGTAACATCTCCTGATGTACCACCACCTGATAAGTTTGTACCTGCAACAACAGAAGTTATATCTCCTACTGGAACTGTAGCTACTTGTGTATCTACGTATGATTTAATTGATTGCTGTGTTGCTAAGTGACTAGCACTGTCAGATGCCATGTTATCTTCATCTTTAATTGAAGTCCCACTTATTGTGCTATTTAATACTGCACTTGTTAAAGTTTTATTTGTTAGTGTTGATGTTGAACTATCTGTGACTAAAACAGAATCACCCCCAGTGCTTGGCAGTGTTAAAGTATTAGTAGCAGATTCTGAGTGTGGTGCACCAATAAGTGTCTGTGCGTGAGCGTTACTAACTTCACAATAAAATTTAATTTGTGATACAGCACCGCCATCATTTTTAAGATCAATAAGACCACCTTCAATAAATAAATCATGTGGTAAAGTTACATGATTATTTGCGTCTTCAATAACAGATTTAGATGCAGGTAGAGTACAGAAAACATTTTTTGTACCCGCTGAAAAATCTACTGCACTATCAGAATTTGATGATGAGATAATAGTAGTTCTAGCTAGAGTGCCAGCTCCTACGGTACCTAATCCAACTTCAAATTCTGCATTAACAGTGTTTACAATTGCATAATAAGTTGTGTTTGTATTTCCAATTGCACTAGAAAAAGTTTCAAATCCTGTTACTGCTCCCGCAAGAGTAAGAGTACCCGTACCAGTAGTGGTAGAGGTTTCTTTAACTCTATCATTTACGACTAACGCCATTTAATTCTCCTTAACCAGATATTCTTAATATAGCTGCTGAAGTTGTTGCTGCTGGAAACTGTATTGTGAAAGTTCCTGATGTAGCTGTTTTATCTGCTCCAAAATCTAAAACTGCAACTGCTGCATTAGTAACTGCAGAAGATGTGTTATAAATTAATGCACCTCTAGCTGTCAACGTCACGCCTGTGAATGATAAATCTGCGAAGTCAACAAATGCAACACCTTTACCTGAACCGGTTCCAATGTTTGTAGTTTGACCTGTTAATGGATCTCCACCTGCTGTATAAGTACCAGTGTTACTAACTTCGTTAGTTGCACTGTAAGCAGTAGTTGTTGAGTTTAGAGTTGCTGAAGAAGTATAAAGAGCTAGTTTAAAAACATCACCACCAGATGATTTAAAATTTGCATCACCTTCTAGTAACTGTTTTTTAAACGAGTTAGCAATTGCTTGTGTTATAGCCATAGTTTTTTCTCCTTATTATTATTTACCACCAACACGAGGAACACCACTTTGATATTCATCACGTCTTCGTCTTCCCATTTGTTCTATAGAGAAGCCTTCAACTACTTGTTTATACTTTCCTTCGTATAATTGCAAGAGATCATTTGGCCCCTTTAAGAATGAAAATGCTTCAACTAAGCATGCATACAATAGTCCGTTGGGAAAATACTTACTGATGTATGTTGTTGTATTTGTAGCAGATAAACCAGGGTCTTTCAAGATATAATTTAAC